CTAAGTATTTGATTTATATATATTTAATTTAATATCTACTCGCTGATGCTTTCGATGTCTAAATATTCTCAGCTTTTTCTTAATTTGTCAAGTTCGAGGCGTGGCGCGGGTTTCAGAGCGATTGAAATGGTGTTTTTAGGGGAAAAACGGTCATTTGAGCACCCGACCTAGGGGCAACCGCCCCAAATTTTTCATACGCGCCCACGCGCCCCTTACATTGTAATCCGCTCAAATAATCCCAAATAATTTGTAAACCCGCGATTTTACTTCCGTTTCTACTACTACCCCCCTAAGTTTACAAAAGGCAATCTAAAAAAATATTTCGCAAAAATTTGTCAAATCCACGTAGCCTAGGTATACTCGGATTCCTAAGCTGCAAATAACCCAGGTGTAACAGCGACACATGTCAAAACTTGATAGAGAACCAACGTCAGCCGAGCTAGATGAACTAGAAGAGGGAGCAACCGTATCTGCGGCCATCATTCCTAACATAGACGACGACGTGCCCATTCCTAAAAACGCTAGGTCAGCTCTGCCTGATATGTCCCCCCAGGACGAACTATCGATGCGAGCGCAGACAATTAAACTAGTAAGCGATCTGGCAGAAGAAATAATAGAACCCACAACAGAAGACATAGAACAAGCAGAGAGTTTGGCAAAAGAAATTATGGGAAACCCTGAGTTGAAGCCTGAGTTCGGTAGCTACCCGAACGAGACTATTGCCTATCTAGCAGGATTAGTATCACAGACGAGCCATATGGTAGCTAAAGACCTGGCCGACATTAAACTCTCAGTTCTTAATGGACTACTTCAAGAAGCCTCGATGGCAAAAACCTCAAGAGAACGCATATCTGCCTGGAGCAAGATAGGTGAGATCGATGGTGTCGATGCCTTTAAAAAGAAAACAGAGATTACTCACATAACAAAATCTGGTGACGAGCTAGAGAAAGAAATAATGGCAACAATAAACTCACTTAAGAGTAAAGTAATTGAGGGTGAGCACAGGATAGTTAAAGATGATTAGCTATGACGACCTAGAGTTGCTACAGAATGCATTACCCGACATGTCTGAGAAAGATAGACAGAGAAGCCTAACGTTGCTACAACAGTATCAGAAAGAGGTTACACAGACACAGGGTAAAGAAAACTTCTTAGATTTTATTAAGCATGTCTATCCAGACTATAAAGTAGGAGCACACCATGCAAGATTGGCGCATTTGTTTGAAGAGATTTCAGAGGGCAAAAGAAAAAGGGTTATCGTTAATATTGCCCCTCGTCACGGGAAGTCGGAACTTATATCTTACTTGGCTCCCGCGTGGTTTTTGGGAAAACATCCTGCGAAAAAGATCATCATGGCTTCGCATACTGCGGATCTGGCAGTTAATTTTGGACGCCGAGTTAGGAATCTGGTGGGCTCAGACCCGTATAAAGATATATTTCCTAATGTCTCGCTGCAAGCGGATAGTAAATCGGCTTCTAGATGGGGTACTAACTTTAATGGGGAGTATTTCGCAATTGGTGTTGGCGGGGCTTTGGCTGGTAGGGGCGCCGACCTATTCATTATTGACGATCCACACTCAGAGCAGGATGCTAAACTTGGAAAGTCAGACGTTTTTCTACCGGCGTGGGAATGGTTTCAGTCCGGTCCGCTTCAGCGTCTTATGCCTGGTGGTGCTATTATTGTTGTTATGACTCGATGGTCTAAATTAGACTTGACAGGACAGATAGTTAATCAGATGGTGAAGAATGAAGATGTAGATGACTGGGAAGTAGTAGAGTTTCCGGCTATTTTAGAGGATGAACACGGAGAAGAGACCCCATTATGGCCAGAATTCTGGCCCTTAGAAGAATTACAGTCAAGAAGGGCTGCTATTGACATAAGATATTGGAATGCACAGTATATGCAGAACCCTGTATCAGAAGAAGGGGCACTAATCAAGCGGGAATGGTGGAATATATGGGAAGAAGACGACCCACCCTCCTGTGAATTTATAATAATGACGTTAGATGCGGCACAAGAAGCTAATAATAGGGCGGATTACAACGCCTTGACAACTTGGGGTGTGTTTTTTAACGAAGAAGTCAATAATTATAATATAATACTACTCAATGCTATTAAAGAACGGCTAGAATTTCCTGAATTGAAGCAATTGTGCCTTGATGAGTACCGTGAATGGGAACCTGATGCATTTATTGTAGAGAAAAAGTCTAATGGAGCAGCACTTTACCAAGAATTTAGGCGAATGGGTATACCTGTTGGTGAGTTTACACCCGGTAAAGGACAAGATAAAATAAGCCGTGTGAATGCTGTGTCTGATTTGTTCCACGGAGGGGTCGTATGGGCTCCAGATAGACGCTGGGCACACGAAGTAATAGAAGAATGTAATGATTTTCCCTCTGGAGCTAACGATGATTTGGTGGATTCAACCACTTTAGCATTATCTAGGTTCCGGCAGGGTGGATTTATACGGTTGCCAAACGATGAAGAAGATGATATACAAACGTTCAGAGGTCGTGGACGAAAAAGACTCTATGCACTATAAAATAAATAATGGGATAAGATGATGGGTGATATTGATAAAGGACTATACGAAGCGCCACAGGGAATGGAAGCGCTAGGCGAAGAAGAAGTTGCCATCGAGGTAGAGATTGTTGATCCCGAAGAAGTTACCATAAAAATGGGTGACGAGGAGATAGTAATTGACCCTGATGCAATGGACGATGACACCTTTGCAGACAACCTAGCAGAAGAGTGCTCTGAACAATACCTTGCGGAACTTTCGTCTGACTTACTAGAAGATTTTTCTAATGATATCAACTCAAGAAAAGACTGGTTAGAAACTTACGTTGATGGTCTTGAATTACTAGGTCTTAAAATAGAACAAAGAAGTGAGCCTTGGGAAGGGGCCTGCGCCGTATTCCACCCGCTCTTATCTGAAGCTCTTGTGAAGTTCCAAGCAGAAACAATGATGGAGACGTTCCCCGCAGCGGGACCCGTTAAGACTTCTATTGTAGGTCGTGAGACACCAGAGTGTGTAGAAGCTGCCGCTCGTGTACAAGAGAATATGAACTATCAGCTCATGGACAAGATGCCTGAGTATCGACCCGAGCACGAGAGAATGTTATGGGGTCTAGGACTCGCAGGGAACGCGTTTAAGAAGGTTTATTATGACCCCAGCCTAGAACGCCAAGTATCTCTATTTGTCCCTGCAGAGGACATGGTAGTGCCCTACGGAGCTTCTAATCTAGAGACGGCAGAACGTATTACTCATGTGATGCGAAAAACCAAACAAGAACTACACAACCTTCAACAAATGGGTTTCTATCGTGACATTGAGCTGGGAGACCCTGGCTACGATTTAGATGAAGTTGAGAAGAAGATAGCAGAACAAATGGGCTTTGATGCGACTAATGATGATCGCTACAAAATCCTAGAAATGAACGTTGATCTTGACTTAGAAGGTTATGAGGATAAAGACGACGGAGAAGAGACAGGGATAGCGCTACCTTATATAGTAACTATTGATAAAGGAACTTCTGAGATCTTAGCAATCAGACGTAACTGGAATCCACATGATAACCTACGTGCTCGCAGACAACACTTCGTTCACTATGGTTACATCCCCGGATTCGGTTTTTATTGCTTTGGTCTAATTCATCTCATCGGGGGGTTTGCTAAATCAGGGACTATGCTTCTTCGTCAACTTGTTGATGCTGGCACACTCTCTAACCTGCCCGGTGGATTTAAAGCGAGAGGACTTAGGATTAAAGGGGATGATACTCCTATAGGTCCGGGTGAGTGGAGAGATGTAGATGCACCTTCAGGAACCATACGCGACAACTTAATGCCACTTCCTTATAAAGAGCCCAGTCAGGTTCTTGCACAGTTGATGGATAAGATCATTGAGGAAGGACGTAGGTTTGCAAGTGCTGCTGATATGAAAGTATCAGATATGTCAGCTAACTCTCCTGTAGGTACAACCCTCGCTATCTTAGAAAGAACACTTAAAGTGATGTCCGCTGTTAACGCACGGATTTATTACTCTATGAAAAAAGAGTTCTTACTACTTAAAAATATTATCCGCGATTACACAGATCCAGATTACCAATATGATCCAGCGACAGGCACTCCAGGTGCAAAACAAGAAGACTATAATAAAGTTAATCTCATTCCCGTTGCTGATCCTAACGCCGCAACTATGGCGCAGAAGGTAGTACAGTATCAAGCGGTAATGCAACTAGCGCAAACTAACCCAGATATCTATGACTTGCCTGAGCTTAACCGCCAGATGCTAGAAGTATTAGGGGTTAAGAATATAGAGAAGTTAGTACCTGATAAAACTAATATCAAACCCATAGACCCTGTGTCAGAGAATATGAATATCATTAATGGCAAACCCGTTAAGGCGTTTATATATCAAGACAGCGACGCGCACATAGGTGCACACATGGCCTTTATTCAGGATCCAAAAATCCAGCAAATGATAGGACAAAGTACCAAGGCTAATGCAATCACAGCAGCAATGGAAGCTCATGTTGCAGAACACATAGCGTTTGAATACCGTAAACAGATGGAAGAACAGCTTGGCGTTCCCCTACCCGCACCTGATGAAGCACTACCAGAAGACGTAGAACTTGAACTATCTCGTCTAGTGGCTCGTGCAGGTCAACAGCTACTACAGAAAGATCAAGCAGAAGCACAACAGGAACAAACGCAGCAACAGCAGCAAGATCCGTTGATTCAGATGCAACAGCAGGAGCTTCAGATTAAACAACAAGAAGCTCAGGTTAAAGCTCAGAAATTAATGGCCGATATTGAACTAGATAAAGCCAAGCTAATGTTTGAGAAAGAAAAAGCAGCCGCTAATATACAGCGTGATATGGCGCTAGAAAAAGCACGGATAACTTCCGCAGAAGGTATAGCGGGCGCTAAAATAGGCGCTGAGGCTCAGATGCAGCAAGATAATAATCAAGTTAAACAGGTTATTAAGGGGGCCGAATTAGGAGCCTCAGCAGTTAGTAAGAATCTGGATGCACAACTGCGAGCCGAAGAAGCTAGGTTGAAAAATGAAACCAAGATAGAGGACACAGAAATTCAAGAGGACGAGTAAACAACCAACTAGAGGGTATGCAAAATGATAGAAACGCTAATGAAGTTATCAGCGCAAATTGAAGAAAGAAGAAAAGACATTCAAGAAGATCTTAGTTCAGGAGCAGCTAAAGATTATGGTGGCTATCAACACGCCTGCGGTGAAGTACGCGGGTATCTTATAGTTCAGAGTTATCTGTCTGAAATTATTACCTCTATTAGTAGGGGTGAAGACGACTTTGATACTAACCCAACTGACTCAGTAGTAACCACAGGAGACCGCGCATGAACACTATAGCCACTGCGAATAATACCATTGTATCTGCTTCAGGTGTTCCCATGAAACCTAAAGCTAAAGCCAAAATAAAAACTAAAGCCAAAATAAAAACTAAAGAAGAAGCCGTAGAAAACCTTAGTAGTGTATTACCTCAAGTTAGAGGCTATCGCATACTGTGTGCGGTTCCTGAAGTTGATGATGCCTATGAGGGAAGTGGGCTTCTAAAATCAGATGGTGTAAAAAGAATTGAGGAACATTCTACTGTTGTTCTTTTTGTAATGAAGCTAGGAGATTTAGCCTATAAAGATAAAGGTAGGTTCCCTTCGGGTGCTTGGTGTAAAGAGGGTGACTTTGTTATTACCCGCGCTTACTCTGGTACACGCCTAAAGATTCATGGCAAAGAATTTCGTATTATTAATGATGATACTGTAGAAGCTGTGGTCCTTGATCCGCGAGGGTACGAGAGGGCTTAGATATGCCTTATAAAGACCCAGAAAAACGAAGAATTTGGGCAAAGGCTTATCGCGAAGCTAACCGAGAAATAGTTAGGAAATACCAAAGGGACTGGGTAGAAGCTAATAAAGACCGGGTACGTAATAGACAGCGTATCTGGTACTTAGCTAATAAACAGTTAGTGGTTAATAGAGTAAAAGACTGGGCAGAAGCTAACCCAGAAAATATAAAGGAGATCTCGAAAAAGCACAGGAAAAAGTATCCTGATAGAATTAACACGCGCACCTCCTTACGAAGGGCTGGTAAGAAAAAAGTAAACGACATTCATACACCAGATGATCGGTGGATGTTAGCAGAGTTTTACTCTTTGGCTAAGTTACGCGAAGAGGTATTTGGGTTTAAGTGGCACGTGGATCATATTGTGCCATTGAGCAAAGGAGGTAGACATTGCCTCTCAAACCTTCAGGTAGTTCCAGAATATTGGAATTTGTCTAAAGGCAATCGAAACACTGACTTATTTGTTGGTGCAACCATCGGAGATGATGATAATGACTAAGATAGTAAATGAGATACCGGATGAGCTTGAGCTCGAAGGTGAAGAAGTAGAGGTAAACTTAGATGAAGGTAAAAAAGCTGAACCTGGAAAATCTACTGCTGATGTTGAGCGAGTAGTTCAGGATAAGTCTGGCCAACCCGCGCCTGAGTTTGAGATTGAAGAGGAGGATGATACCCCCCCGGTTGATCGAGGAAAGGACCCACTACC